GTAAAATATTTTCACATGAATGAAATTGAAAGATTAAAAGTAATGTTTGAGAATTACGAAAATTCTTATTTTTTTATTGATTGCTGTATGGAGGCGTTTGAAAAATCAGGTCAAAAATTTAGTAAAACTAAATGGTTTGTTAATAAGCATTTCCAAAGCTACAACGAATGCGATTTAATTCAGTTAAAAAAATGTGCCGCACATTGGCGTAATGTGTCATTTGATAAATTAAATCAGTTTGACTTTTTAAATTATAAGACTACCATGCACACGTTATCAAATTATAGAATGATAATTAAAACAATGGAATCTTATTTAAATACTGACGAGATATGAAAAGGTCATTTATTTTACATTTAGATTCGTTGGAAATACTGCATGATTTATCTTCTGATGAAGCTGGCGAGTTATTGAAGGCAATGTATTATTATCACTTGGGTGATGAATACAATTTATCAAGTCATTTAAGATTATTATTTATTCAGTTTAAAAATCAATTTAAACGAGACGAAAACAAATACGATGAGACTTGTGAAAGGAATCGAGAAAACGGTAAAAAAGGAGGAAGACCAAAGAAACCGAAACAAAGCGAAGAAACCCAAGAAACCCACTCGGTTATTTTAAAACCCAAAAAAGCCTATAATGATAATGATAGTGATAATAAGAATGATAATGTAAATAAGAATATACCGGAAATTGAAGATTTTGTGGCTTATGCTTTAGAGCAATCTCCAAACGTAGACGAAGACGAAGTAAGGTTGAAGTATAAAAGTTGGTTAGTTAATGGTTGGTGTACGAACAAGGATAATAAACTACGACCGATTAAGAACTGGAAGTCTACTTTGCTAAATACCCTTCCTTACATTAAGCAAAAAAATGTGGTTAAGGATTACGACCAAATATATTATGAAAACGTAATGAAACAAATAAACGCTAACAAATGATTTTAAACAACGGACACGCTACCGAATACCTTACCGCACTAAAAGACGGAAAAATAAGCAAGGGTTTAGGATTAGGAATTGCATCGGATGAGTACTTCCTATTTAAACGTAAACAACTGAATATAGTTTTAGGACACGACAACGTAGGTAAGTCGTATTTCATGGAGTGGTATTTCCTTGCATTGGCACTTAAACACGAATTGAAGTTTTGTCTTTACATGGGTGAAAATTCAACTGGCCAAGTTATGCGCGACTTAATACAAATGAACTACGGAAGACCATTTCAAGACCTTACACACCATGAAATAAGAGGCGCGGAAATCAAGTTAGAAGGATTGTTTACCTTCGTGGATAATTCTAAACTTTACACGCCTGAGCACTTGTTAGAAATCTTTGAAAAGTCGAATGCGGATGCTTGCTTTATTGACCCGTTTACAGGACTTGACCGAGGTTTTAACCATTCCGATAACTACGAGTTTCTAAACAAGGCGCGGTTGTTCTGCAACAAGACGAATAAAACGCTTTACATTTGTACTCACCCAACGAGCGAAAGCGGACGAAGCGGAAACGTTTACCCAAACGAACACCCTTGGAAAGGACACTTACGACCGCCAATGAAAGCGCATATCGAAGGCGGTAAACCTTTCCTTAACCGATGCGACGATATGCTTGTAGTGCATCGCTTAGTAAAACACGAAACGATGAAATTTAGTACTTTGGTCGATGTGGAGAAAATAAAAGACCGCGATACAGGCGGACAGCAAACCCTTTACGGTGAACCTTTGATATTTGATTATAACTACGGATTTGGTTTTACCATTGGCGGAATTGATGCAATCGCCCCGCATCGAAGAACGAAGAAAAACACGAACGAATTACCTTTTTAAATTATGGATGAATTAACCTTTTTATCAGTAAAACTTAACGTGCAAGTAGTCATCGACAGCATGAAAATAAGCATCGAGGAACTACGCAAAAGCCCACGACAAGAACAAGCTAAACCATACATCGACGGAATGACCAAGCACATAAGAAACTTAAACGAGGCTTACGGTTGTTTTATAGCGATGGCGCAAGAACTGCGGATGCTGAACAAAATGAATTTTAACTATCACCTCGAGAGTATGCAACACAAACACGAAATTGAAAAGCTGAAAGCAGAAATCGAGGAACTAAAAAAGTTTATTTAAGGTTATAGACTGAAAAAACAATGTAAAATTTAAGGTTATAAACTTATGAAAATAACAGATAAAATAGAAATAACAAACGAAGATAATATGGAGTTAATGGCTCGTTACCCTGACAAGTATTTTGATTTGGCAATAGTTGACCCTCCTTATGGTATTTCTGTAAATATGAACGCTGGGAGGAAAAAAGACACAAAATCAAAAAAAAGAACTATTAAAAAATGGGATAACGAAACTCCAACTTCAGAATACTTTAAGGAATTATTTAGAGTTAGTAAAAATCAAATTATCTGGGGTGCGAATTACATGACAGATAATTTGCCTATTTCAATGGGTTGGGTTTTTTGGGATAAATGCGTAGCTGAAGGATGTTCTTTTTCAGATGGAGAGTTAGCTTGGACTTCGTTTAATCAATCATTGAAAAAAGCAGTTATTGCTTATAGTGGTTTTATAGGAATGGAGGGGGAGAAATTTCATCCCACAACAAAGCCAAGTAAATTATATAAATGGATTTTAGACAAATACGCAAAACAAGGAGATAAAATACTCGATACACATTTAGGTAGTGGAAGTATTGCGATTGCTTGTCATGATTACGGCTTTGAGTTAACAGCGTGTGAACTTGATACTGAATACTACGAAAAGGCGGTTGAAAGAATAAAGAACCATACTAACCAACTAAAACTATTTTAAATGCCACGTTGTAAAAACTGCAAAGAGGAATTTAAACCAGTTCGATTTAACCAAAAATTTTGTTTCGACCCGCTATGTTTACAGGTTTGGATAGCACAAGAAAAAGAGAAGCAATGGAAAAAGACGAAAGCCAAAATGAAAAGCGAGTTAATGACTACCCAAGACTACCTAAAGATAGCGCAACAAGTATTTAACAAGTTCATTCGTCTTCGCGACAAAGGCAAGCCTTGCATAAGTTGCCAAACGACACCAAAGAAAGAGAACGCAGGGCATTTTTTCAGTAGCGGTGGACATTCAAACGTGCGATTTGACGAACAGAACGTGCACTTGCAATGCGAACACTGTAATTCGTTCCTTTCGGGTAATTTAATCGAATATAAGAAGCATTTGAAAAAACGAATAGGACACGATGAATACATACTTTTAAGGCAAAGAGCATACATAACAAAGCAATGGACGGTAGACGAGTTAAAAAAACTGATTAATTTATACAAAAAAAAGGTTAAAGAGTTGGAGATTAAAGAATAAACGTTATATTTGCGTATAAACTAAATGATATGAGAAAGAAAGAGCAAACAGAAAGTTTTGAGGACGCTATCCCGAAGCCTTCAAACATCTACATTAAGTTGTGGAAAGCAAAACACGAAATAGGTAAAGTAGTAAAGGGTAACGACAATCCGTTTTTTAAGAGCAAATACGCGGATTTAAACACCATTTTAGAAGCGTGTGAGCCTATACTACTAAAATACGATTTAATCCTCTTACAGCCTATTATAGGTAGTTCTGTGCATACTTGGATAATAGACATCGATAGCGGAGGCAGGGTTGAAAGTTATTTAGACCTTCCAAATATTGTAGACCCGCAAAAAATGATTGCCGCGGTAACTTATTATCGACGCGCGTCACTACAAAGTTTGTTAAGTTTACAAGCTGTTGACGACGACGGAAACACGGCAAAGGAAGGTAGTAAGCCTAAATTGTCAAATGAACGTTTCCAAAACGCCATTAAAGCGATTAACGATGGTAAATTTGACATTAAAGTACTACGCGAGAAATACCACATTACACCAGAACAACACGAAATACTTTTAGACTTATGAAAACAGCGGTCGAATTTTTAATTGATGAAATAATCAAATTAACAGGTGTTAATATCGCGATGGATGAGCCAATAATTGACCAAGCCAAAGAAATGGAGAAGGAGCAGGTACAACAAGCGTATTTTGATGGCTGTAATTATATGGAAAACGGGTTTGGTGAAAATCCAACAGATTACTACAACGAAACCTTTAAATCAGAAGAATGAAAATTAGATGCTCATCAATAGGTAAGATAATGACTAACCCCCGCACAAAAGGGGAATGTCTTTCAGCAACTGCAAGAACTCATGTACAAGAACGATTCTTAGAAATAGAATACGGAATCTACAAGGAGTTTTGGAGTCGATACACGGACAAAGGTAACCAAGTAGAAGACGAAGCTATCCTAATGGCTGAATCGTTGTTTGACGGAATGTTCTTAGAAAAAAACGAACTCAAATTTACGAATGATTATTTAACAGGAATTCCCGACGTAATAACGGACGATTTTATAATCGATGTTAAGAGTAGTTACAACGCGCATACGTTTCCGTTTTTTGAAACCGAACTACCGAATAAGGATTATTTTTATCAAATGCAAGGTTACATGACGCTGACTGAAAAAACGGACGCATACGTAATCTATTGTTTAATTAATACACCTGAAGATATTTTACTGGATGAAATACGAAGAGAAAGTTGGAAGCGAAAGGAAATTTCGATTAGCGAAGAGGTTGAAGAGTATGTTCGTTCTATACATACTTTCGATAATATACCGAGGGATAAACGAATAAAGGTCTTTCACGTTGAAAGAAACGACGGCGTAATCGAATCTATTTACCAACGAATAGACGAATGCCGCAAGTATTACGAAACACTTAAAGAAAAATGATACAAGAAGTAATCAAACAATGGGATAAAAACAAGCACAAACTTGAAGAGTATTTCCGAACAACAAAACAAACAGAATATTCAGGCTCTTATGGAACTATTGTCCAAAAAATAATTGAGTTGGTTGTAACACAAAAAGACAAATACAGCAATTACGACGCAACTCAAATAACCGTTGTAGACAATGGTGATTATCAAGGTACACAAATATTCTTAATTCCAACTGATACTTACCAACCAAGTATTGACGATTATTTAATTACACATACATATTACGGAAGTTGTTCTGGGTGCGATACATTGCAGGCAATTTCTGGTTACGAATTTGGTTTTCCAACAGAAGAACAAGTAAAAGAATACATGACATTGGCTTTGCATTTAGTCCAAAAGATGAAAAGAATTTCGGACGTTGATTAAGGTTAACGCTAAATCATCGCTATGAATAATAATAGTAATAATTAAAAACAAATAAATGAGTACAAAAGTAAACGGACGCGTTCACACGATAGGAACGCCACAACAGAAAAGCGAAAAGCTAACCATTCAAGAAGTATGGGTTGAAACAACGGACGGTAAATTTAGCGAGGTGTTACCGATTCAATTTGTAAACGACAAAAGAGAACTAATCCAAAACCTAAAAGTAGGTGACGAGGTTGAAGTAGGAATTAATATCCGCGGGCGCGTATGGAACGATAAATGCTTTGTTAGTCTAAATGGTTGGACTATTGCGTTAAAGGCGGTACAAGTAATCCAAGAACCTAAAAACGATGATTTACCGTTTTGATATGTTTATTAACGACGATAAATTAAGGAAAGAGTTAGTTCGAATCATGCTAACAAAAACACGTAACCAAATAGTCAACGAAATCAAAGCAACGGGAAACAAATTTCACCAGTACAACATAGATAGATTCGTACAAGGTAAGCCCGTAAGCATCGAAACGTTGAAAAAATTAGATAACTACGTGAATAAAAACCAATAACTAAACTAACTTACCCTTGTCTAATAGATGGGGGTTTGTTTTTTTTAATATATTTACACGCAAATGCAATGGATTAACGTACTATCAAGGCATCACAAGGAATGGATTAACATAGTTCGTTCATTTGGAGAGTGTCCTTTAGCCGAAGACATCGTACAAGAAATGTACTTACGCATTCATGACGCCAATTCGGGAGAAAAAGCGGTGATAAACGACGAACCGAACCGCGCTTTTGTATGGGTTATTCTCAAAAATACGTTCATAACTTACGAAAAAGAGAAAACCAGGATTCAAAAGGTGTTGATTGATGAGTTAAACTACCTTTGCATCGAGGAAAGCGAACCACAAAAACACGAAGCGATAAGTAAAATAGACCAAAAATTACAAAACGAGTTATCTAAATGGCATACTTACGACCGTGAATTGTTCAAAGTGCATACCTTAAAAGGTAAATCAATGCGTGAAATAAGCAATGGAGCGAATATAAGTTTATCGAGTATATTTAACACGCTTAAAAATTGCAAGACACGGCTTAAACAAAAAATAGGTGAGGATTATTTAGACTATAAAAACGAAGAATATGACCGAATTTAAACAAAAGAGAAAAAGACGGACTAAAAAAGAAATGGAGTTAGTACGTTCAACTACTGAAAGCGTAGGATTAGGAGACACCGTAGAAAAGGTTTTAGAAGCGACAGGAATAGCCAAGGTTGCCAAATGGATATTAGGCGAAGACTGCGGATGTGATGAGCGAAAGGAAGCGTTAAATAAGTTATTCACTTACCGACGTAAGATTGAATGCCTACAAGAACACGAATACTTATTCCTAAAGGACTTTTTCACGTTCAACAAATCAAGGTTAAAACCAACAGAGCAAAGTTCTCTACTAAGAATCTATAACAGGGTATTTAACCAACGCCAAGAACCGAGTGGGTGTCCGGATTGTTGGAAAAGAATATTAAACGACCTGCAAAAAATAGTTAACCAGTATGAACAAGAACATCAAGACGTTAGCGGAACGTAAAAAGGAGCGTAACGAAAGACGAACAAAAAGATTACAAGGAACAAAGACCAAAGTAAAAGTAGACCCCTTTACAAGACTTAACCCCGAAGAATGAACTTAGAAGACCAACTCGAAGATATGTTAGACCGCGTAATAGGTCAGTTCGATAACTACGCGTTCTTTGTAGGTAGGTACTATAAAGACCAAATGGAAGGAATAACCGAGTACTGCGGATATCCTGTTTTCCTAGTTCTACTCATCGAAGAAAAAGACGATACCATATACTTCGCACCTATTGATAACTTCTACATTCAATCTATGAACTAATACAACCATGCAGAAAACAACCCAAGAATATCACGACGAATTACTGAAAGCAATTCAAGAAAATAAATGCACTAATTTTAAAGAAGCGTGCTTGTTTGTATCTTTCGCTAAATCAACGGCCTACAATCACGAGTTGGATAAAATGGATTCTATTAAAGAGGCGATTGATAAAAACAAAGTGCATATTAAACACGCGATGAAAAAGAACTGGATAGTTTCCGATAACGCCACACTTCAACTCGCCGCGTTTAGGTTGCTTTCGGATTCAGAGGAACATCAAAAACTAAATCAATCTTACATCGACCACACGACCAAAGGGAAAGAGGTAAACTTACCAAGTTGGTTGAACGATAAACACGAACAGGATACCGACGAAGATTAATGAATACTTCTAATCCGAACTTTACTTTTCTCAAATGGAAGGTTAAACACCAACGCATAACCTTACTACAAGGCGGTACACGTTCGGGGAAGACATACGCGACCATTTACTACCTTACTTGGTTATGTAAGAAGTACGAAGGTGCTGAATTAGAAATAGACATTTGCCGTGATACATTCGCCGCGTTAAAGGCGACCGCTTGGAAGGACTTTAGAGACGTGCTAATTAAACACGAACTATACTCCGATAAGAACCACAATAAGACGGACCACATATACAACCTATTCGGGAACTACATAAACTACTACGGTGCTGACAACCCCGATAAGATTCACGGACGCTCGCGGGATATTCTTTGGATAAACGAAGCGCACCAATTTCCCGAGGAAACAATAGACCAACTTTTCCCACGAACACGATACAGGATAATAGCCGACTATAACCCCGCGTTACCCCAAGAACATTGGCTAGATAAATATATCGATAAGTATCCGCCCTGTATAACCACGTATCGAGACAACCCACACTTGACCCGACCGCAAGTAGAGGATATTGAAAGTAAGATTGGAAATTCGTACTGGTGGAAAGTTTACGGAACAGGTGAACGCGCCCAACCAACGGGAGCGGTATTTACTAACTGGTCATTGGGTGCATTCAAAGAATGCGAGTTAAACGGATTCGGACAGGATTACGGATTTAGTAACGACCCTTCAACACTTATCAAGGTGTCAATCGACAGAAAGACGAAAGTAATTTACTTGAAAGAATGCTTCTACGAAAAGGGATTAAACACGGGTCAACTGTTCGAGTACAATCGACAGCACGCTTTGAATGATTTGATAGTAGGTGATTCAGCAGAGCCACGATTAATAAGCGAACTTAAACAACGAGGTCTAAACATTGTCGAAGCAATCAAGGGAACAGGAAGCGTAACGGCGGGAATTAGTTTGATGTCGGAATACCGAATATTTATAGACCCCGAATCAAAGAATATGATTAAGGAATTCAATAACTATTCATGGCAGGAAAAGACGAACAAGACAATACCCGAGGACAAATGGAACCATTGCATCGATGCCGCACGTTATTTCGTCTACAATGCTCTGAGCAATCCGAATAGAGGTAAGTACTTCGTAAGGTAAAAACAAAAACCCCGAATGAACGGGGCTTTCCTTACCTAAAGTGTAATACAAAAAGGACTTTATAAAAGTATTGAGGTACAAATATAGTAAATTAAGTTATATAAATATGCAGTCGAAAATAATTATTCCAACTTCATTAAGCGAAATTCGGTTAACTCAATACCAAGAGTTAATGAAACTGCAAGCCGACGAAGACTCGAACGACATCGCGGCAAAGAAAATGATATCGATGCTATGCAAAATAAGAATGTCGGAGGTTAACAATTTTAGCGCGGGCGATGTGTTTACTTTGATGGCTAAGTTAGGCGACTTGTTCAAACAAGAACCCGATTTTGAACCTACGTTTTTCATAGACAAATACGAATTCGGATTTATACCCGATTTGGAGAACATGACATTCGGTGAATACGTGGACGCTGAAAAGTATTTACAAGACTGGGATACTATGCACAAAGCGATGGCGGTATTATTCCGACCAATCAAAAAGAAGAAAGGCGATAAATACGAAATCGAACCCTATCACACAAGCGCGACGTATGCGGAAGTTATGAAAATGATGCCGTTAAATATCGCACTGGGTGCAAGTTTTTTTTTGCGCAATTTAAGCGAGGTATTGTTGACCGCTACGATGGACTTTTTACAGGAGGAACTCCAGACGATGGACTTGACCACAGCGCAGAAACAAACTTTGCCAATAGATGGGGATGGTATGCTTCAATTTATACGCTCAGCAAAGGCGACGTTAGACGAATGGACGAAGTTACCGCATTATCGGTGCATCAATGCCTTACTTACTTAATGTTTGAAAAAGAGAAAAACGACTTGGAAATACACATGATAAAAAGACGGAATAAATGAAAGGATACTTCTACATACTTGACACCCTAAGAACCGAAATAGAAACTATTCCGTTAGTGAACACGGTAACACAAGGAAGCCTCGACGACATCGACAATTATAAGCAGTCTATTTTTCCTTTGGTTCACTTAATAGTTAACAACATTTCACCAAATGGGAACGCTCTTACGTTTAATATTTCCATTATTGCAATGGACATCGTAGACATAAGCAAAGAGGAAACGACAGATAAGTTCTTAGGCAACGACAACGAATTGGATGTGTTGAATACTCAGTTAACCGTTTTGATGCGTTTGTACGAAAGCCTTCGACGTGGTGACTTGTTCGGTAATTACGCGCAGTTAGGAAGTTCGGTAAGTATCGAACCATTTACCGAAAGATTCGAAAATTATTTAGCGGGAATGACCATGACGGTTGATATTGTAATCCCTAATCAAATGAGCATCTGTTAATGAAACAGCAGAAGCTACAAGACGAAATAAAGAAGTTTCGCGATTACGTTATTCAGCAGTCGCGTAGTAACCTAACGAAGTTAAAGAAGAACGCCTCGAGTGAATTGTACAATTCGTTAAAAGGTGATATTGTTAATTCAGGAGATAATACAGACCTTGTTTTCTCGATGCTTTATTACGGATTGTTTCAAGATAAAGGGGTTGACGGTAAGTTAGTAAAACACGGTAGCCCCTTTTCATTTAAAAGTAAAATGCCCCCGCCAAGCGCGTTAGATAAGTGGATAGTCCAAAGAGGTATTTCACCACGCGATAAGCAAGGGCGATTCATGACACGAAAGCAAGTACAATTTATGATTGCTCGCGGAATATTCCGAAAGGGTATTAAGCCAAGTTTGTTTTTTACAAAGCCATTCGAGGCGGGTATTAAACGAGCGGGTAAAGATTTCCAAAAAGCGTTAGGGGGTGACATGGCAATCTACATGGATGAAATATTAAGAAAGTCGAATACAAAAAGACGGAAGAAATGAACATAAAAGCACGAAGCCCCTTTATAATAGAGGTTGACGAAGTAGGACAAACAGGAAGTAAGATAGAGTTGTTTCTTTGGAACGGCTCAGGTAGTGCTCCCGTATCGCCTACTTACACCCTTAGCAAGTTAGCACCATCCGCAACGAACACAGCTAACTACTACAATATTTCGCCATTTATGCGTGAATACATTGACAACACGGTAAACCCAAATGTTTATAACGTTGTTACGCCTGCTATTTTTGATAGCTATGTGAATGTAAAAGTTATTCGGTATAAATTAACACCGAGCGGGTACGTTACTTTAGACGTAACAGATTATTACGGTTGGGATGGTTTTGGATATTACGAAGACGGAACGAACCCAAATAACGGTAAGTATTTCCTTGATGAAAAAACATATTATTATTGGTACGACCCGAGCGCGGTACTTTCAACAGATGTTTATAAACGGGCAGGATTTTTAACCGTGGAAGTTCCTCCGAGCGGTTCGATTCGTTACACTAACTTGGTAAGCGGTACGGTGGTTAACACTGGTTTCGGTTCGGGAACGTTTCAATATGTTCCGCGTGTTTACGGTACTTGGTACGACGACGGTAATAAGTTAGAAATTTTAAGTTCAACTTCTTTAGTTTTGGCTACGTACTATTTCCGTCCGCAAGTTGAATGTAGATACGATGTAATTACAATAGACTTCATAAACAAATACGGTGCATGGCAAAGAGAGTTTATGTTTAAAGCATCGTACGACCAACTTGATGTAAAGACGAACTCTTACCAATTGATGCAATCGAGTTTAATGAACTATTCGACTGCAGAAGGTAATTTCAAAGAGTTCAATGTAAACGGACGTCAAACAATCAAAGCGAACACAGGAAGCGTAACCGAAGACTTCAAAGAAAACCTTACCCAAATGGCACTAAGCGAACGGATACTTTTAAATGGGTATCCTGTAACAATGAAAACGAAAGGATTCGATAGGGTAAAGGTGATTAACCAAAAGACGGTGAATTACACCATAGAATTTGAGATGGCTTACGAAACGATTAACAACATCGTGTAATGAAAAGGAAAGTACAAGTTTATATAGAGGGCAACCGCTTAGAATTATTCGAAGATGAACAGATACAAGTTAGTAGTAGCATACAAAATATTCAAGACATATCAAAAGTTTTCACGGACTTTTCGCAGTCATTTAGTGTACCGTGTTCTGTTCACAATAACCCAATATTTGAGCACTTTTATGAGAATGCTGTAAACGGAACGATTAACCCGAACTTACGACGCGATGCGTTTATCGAAATAGATTTAACTTTCTTTCGTAGGGGTAAGATTCAGCTTGAAAGCGTCCAACTAAAAAACGGACAGCCTTACGCCTACAAGGTTACTTTTTATGGGGAAATCAGAACGCTTAAGGACAGGTTCAGCGAAGACAAAGTAGGGCAATTGGACTTTTCACCCTATGCACACTTTTACGATTACTCAGAAGTGGAAGCGCGCGTAACAGGTACGACCGATTACGATATTCGTTACCCTTTGATTAGTTCGCGTCGGGTTTGGCAATATAACGAACCCACAACACCAAACGATAATATAGATTCAGCACTTGGAGCGATTGAATACACGGAACTATTTCCCGCGTTAAAGAACAAAGAAGTACTTCGTACAATAGGCATTGCATACGGCGTAACGTTTCAAGGGTTGTTTTTAGATGACCCGCGTTTTAAGAATTCTTTTTTGCACCTAAAAAACAAAGAGACATTTACCCAAGTTTCCGAGGTTCAGAGTCCGGACTTTTCAACATTGAATGTTATTAGTTCATTGGACTATCAATATATGTTTGATGCAATGGACTTAACTACTGACACGTTGCGAGTTCAATACCGACCTTGGGTAGACAGCGGAACGCATTTCGTTTACTTGAATGTTACCGCCGCATCGAATAACACGCCTTACACAATTCAAGTTTACCAAAACGGAATACTTACAAACACAATTAACAACCTTGGATTATCTAATAATTTAATCGTAAGTTTGGTTAATGACCCCGGTTTAGATTCGTCGATTACTTATCAAATATACTCACAAGCACCCGTCAATTTAACGTTTCAAATGGTTTATAATTGGTCTTATTTATACACCGACCAATTCAACGTACAACAAAGCGCGAACGATTACCTTTATACGAACACGGGAACACAAGTATTTACGAATAATCTAAATGTAGCGGCTAATATGCCCGACATGAAAGTAGCGGATTACTTCGCGGGATTGCTCAAAGAATTTAACTTGACGTGCTACCCAATCGACGAAAACACGTTTCAAATTGAACCCTTAGAAGATTGGTATTCGAAAGGTAATATTATCGACATAACAGAGTACACTGAGTTAGAGGAAATCAATATAAGCCGCGTACCGCTTTACAAAAAGATTGAGTTTAAGCATGAGCAATGCGCGTCGTTTATGAATAGGAAATTCTTTCAGTTAAACTCGCGTGAATACGGCGACTTGTCGAATTCTTACCCTTACGACGGACAAGAATACGTTGTACAAGTACCTTTTGAACAGCCGTTGTTTAATAACTTCACAAACACCAATGTACAAGTTGGATATTATCTACAAGAAGAACCGACTTTTCAGCCTTATGTACCTAAACCCGTAATTCTTTACTTCGATAAAATACAAGATTGCTTTTTATATTTTAGTGACGGAATTACCGCGAACATAATAACAGATTACGCCGTCTTCGGACAGGACACGACGTATAATAGCGTTCAATGGTCTTTGAATTTCGGACAGGAAGTTAGTTCGTTCTACTTAAACACGATTCCGAATTCATTATACGACGTTTATTACCGCCCGTACTTACAAAATATGTTCAACTTACAAAACAGATTAACGGACGTAAAAACGGTTTTACCTTTACGAATACTTACCAACC